GGCCTGCTGGCGAGCTACCGCGTTGGTGACGCTCATGACTGGTGCTCCTGCTCGGTGAAGGTGGGCAGGCCGCGCCCGGCCACGAGGTACGGAGTGCGGTCGCCGCGGGCTTGCCGGGTGGCGATGGTCTGGTCGAGGAACCGGGCCCGCCGGCCGGTGCCGAGGGCGTCGGCGACGAGGGATGTCTGCTGCTGCGCGGCGGCTTCGGCGGCCTTGAGCGCGTGCCTGGCGCGGCAGAAGTCGCGGGCCAAGTCGGCAGGCAGGTCGACGTCGACTGGGTCGATGAGCGGGTGGAGCTCGCAGATCGCCTGGTAGGTGGCGCCGTGCTCGTCGATGTCGGGTCGCTGGCCGGTGCGCAGGGAGGCGATGAACTCGGTGGCGGCGGCGAGCATGGTCGCGGTGTCGTCCGAATCGGGGTGCACGACGTACTCGCGGTAATCGTGGCCGCCGATCAGGACGGCGACGTGGCAGGTGTCCAGTCCGAGGACGTCGAGGTACCAGCGGCACTGCGCGAGGTAGTAGGGCGGGATCTCGTCGGTGCCGGGCTCGCCCCACTCATCGTCGTAGAGCGCGAACTTGGCCTCGAGCAGCGCGTCGGGCTGGTCGGCGATGAGGCCACGGTCGTCCCGCGCGTGCAGCAGCGCGTCGGGGTTCGCGACCTGCCACGGTCGCTCGGCGTGCCGCCACGTGCCGGTCGGGAAAACGACAAGCCCGGGGTGCTCGTCGGCGAACTTGGCGATGATCGCGGGCTCGAGGCGCTTGCCCCACTCCATCTCCGGGGACTCGGCCTGGGGCCCGATGCGCGCGGCCTTGCGGTGCCACAGCGAGAAGCGGGACTCCCACTTGGACAGGCCCAGCACAGCGGCGATCTCCGAGCCGCCGAGCCCGTCTGCGCGGGCGGCGTGCCACTCGGGGGACAGCGGCCTCCAGGTGCCGAGCAGGACGGGCCGGCGGGCCGTGGTGGTCGTCACGACGCCACCGCCTGGGCCCAGTCGTAATCCTGGTTCGAGCCGACTCCTGCTTCGGATGCGGTAATGGCCGGCCGGGCAGTGGCCGCGGCAAGCGCGAGGGTGGCGTGTACCTGCGCGCAGCCCAGCAACGCGTCGCGCTCGTCCTTGCCCGCGGTCCCACGTGCCAGGCTCAGGAGGTTCTCGGCCTCCGCGTAGTGTTCCGGGCCGGTCACGCCACCACCCCTGCCTGGGCGGGGCGCTTGGCGAGCTGCCCGAGTGCGAACGCCAGCTCGGTCTCGACCTTGTTGATGGCGTGCTGCAGCCAGTCGACGCCGATGGTGGGCTCCGCCTCGAGGTAGTCGAGGGGGTCGATGAGTCCGCCGGCGAGCCCGTCGCGGTCGCTGAACGACTGCACGGCGTCGGCGAGGTGCATCGCGTCGGCGTTGAGGCCGCGGGCACGCAGTTGGGCGAGGGCCTGCCCGGTGGTGATGGTGCCTTCGGCGAGGGTGGCGACGATGCCCTCGACCGCGGCCAGCGCCGGCGTGATCACGCCGGCACCGCCTTGCCGTCACGGACCAGCAAGGTCAGGGGGCGGGGGAGGTCCCTGTGGCCGGCCCAGGTGTGGGCGAGGTGAATCTCGTCGATCCCGACCCACGGCAGACGGTCCTTGCCGCCCGCGCGAGTGAGCATCCAGATTCGACCGTCCGCCGCGCGCACCACGTCGCCGCGCTGCCACTCCGGCTCGGGGGCGGGCTCGATGGACTGGACCATGCCGCGAGGGATCGCGTACTCCGACCATCCATGCCCGAGGTAGGCGTAATCGTGGGATGGCGTGCCCCAGTCGGCCGCCACTGTCACCAGCACCCGGTCGCCGGGCTTCGGCTTGTAGTCGCTCACGCCGCCACCGCCGGGACCTTGGTCAGCACGGTGCGCACGTCGAACGAGACTCCGGCGGACGTGCCCTCCGTGCCGTACTGCGGCGAGTCGTCGCAGTGGTCCTTGATCTTCGCGGGGGGCAGGCCGAGGTAGGCCGCGATGCGGTCCACGTCGGCGACGTCGGCTTCGTCCCGGTGGTTGACCGGCTGGAGGGTGACCCCGCCGCTGGGCTGCACCATGACGGCGGTCGGGCCGAGGCCCGGCAAGGCGTCGATCACGTTGGCCGCGAGCCGCAGCAGCAACGCCGGGCGGGTGATGGTGGGAGTGCTGGTGGCCATGGGATACTTCCTTCGTTGTCGGTGGCCCCGCGTCTGCCTTCGAGGGAGGGCGCGGGGCCGCTGGCGTGTTTAGGCCCAGAGCCGGGACGTCAGCCGCCCCAGCAGTCGGCCGATGACTCGGTTCGCGATCCGCTGACCCACGCGGCCGGTCTGCACCGCCCGCACGTCCCCCAGCAGCCGCTCCACGGCCCTGGCGGTACGGCGAGCCCGCACGACACGAGAGCGCGTCATGCCGCACCCGCCGGGTCGCTCGGGAGGCTCTCGGCGTAGGCGACGAGGGATGCGTAGACGAAGCGCCGCTTTGTCCCCAGGTAGCGGACCTCGATGCGGCCCGTTGCCGTGAGCTCCCGCAGCGTTGTCTCGCTGACGGCGAGCAGGTGGCAGGCGTCTGCCGGCTTCACCAGCAGGGGTGGGAGGGTGACGTCCTGGTCGGTGGTCATGATGCGGTCCGCCGCGGGAACCGCTGGTCTTCGGCGGTGAGGTTGTACTCGGCGCTGATCAGCGCCGCGAGCGGCACCCCGAGCACCTCAGCCATGCGCCGGATCAGGGACGGTGGGGGCTGCTTGCGGCCGGCCTCGATGTTCGCGATGTGGCTGCGCGACTTGTCGCATGCGCTCGCGAACCGGTCGGGCTCCCAGCCCATCGACTCCCGCAGCGCCCGCAGCGTGGCACCGAACCGTTCCCGCTCCGCCGTGCTCATCTTCTGCATGGCGGTAACTCTAGGAAACATTCGGAAGTGCGTCAAGTAGGAAACGGAAACGATCAGAAAGTATTTGCATCGCCACAGGTGAGGGCCCGGTCGGGGCTTAACTACACGGCCGTAACCCCTTCGCTGTGTTTCCGGGCAAAATGGACACGATGCGGCCAGGCCGGTACTTGGTGTTTCCGGAGGTTTCCGCAATCCTCTACGCCATGACCGAGCAGCGCAGGAAGCAAGTCGGGGAGTGGATCGCCGCCCGACGCGAAGGACTGGGCATGGGCGTCAACGAGTTCGCCACCCTCGTTGGCGTCGAAACCAAGACCATCAACAACGCCGAGAGCGGGCGCTTCCAGGTCGCAACCCGCAACAGGAGCCGCTACGAGAGCGTGCTCGGATGGAAGACCGGCAGCCTGCGCGCCGCCTACAAGCGAGGAGTCCACCCCGAGCTCATCGACGAGACCGAAACCGAGAAGGCCCGCATGGAGCGGCAGATCCGGCAGTCGAGCCTCTCCGAGCGCACAAAGGATCTCCTGCTCGAGGTGCTCCACGGCATGGAGCCCCCGATGCCCCGTCCACGAGAGGTCGTCGATAACGATGGGGTCGAGAGCGGGTAAAGGATGCCGCTCGGTCTATGCACTGTCTGATGTCAGACATAGCCTCCGAAGTCTTGCGCTGGGCCCGCCCCGGGCCGGGGCGGATTGGGGGACACGTGCACTGGATCACTCGCGGCATGGAGCTGCGCCGCACCTTGTGGCTCGTCTCGGCCATGGCTTGGGCCTGCGTCGCCGCAGCCCCGTTGCTCGAGGCGCACGGGGACCTGGGCGCCCAGGGCATGTTCGTGGTGTTGAGCATCGGGATCGGGGTGGGGGCCAGCAGCGGCGCCGTCGCCGCGTTGAGCACCGTGATCGCGCCGCTGCAGGAGGCGTTCCGGCTGGGCTACAACGCCGGCTGGCACGCGGGGCGGCGCGCGCACGTCCCGCGGGTGGTGCGGCTGCCTGTCGATCACCTGAGTACTCGCCAGAACTGAGGATCGGGGGAGCCACCCATGACTAGGCACTACAACCCACCGCCCAACTGGCCGCCCCCGCCTCCTGGCTGGACCCCGCCCCAGGGCTGGAAGCCGGACCCGGCGTGGGGTCCTCCGCCGCCCGGCTGGCCGGTGTGGCAAGACCCCCCGAAGAAGGGCGGACCGCTCAAGGCGGCGGCGATCCTCATCGGCTGCATCTTCGTGGCAGGCACCGTCATCTCCGCACTCGCCGACCAGGGCGACTCCGGCGGCGTGGTGACCCGAGACACGACCGACGGCGGCGGAAGCCCCACGGCCCTGCCAGCGCCGATGGGCACGGCGGTGCGCGACGGGAAGTTCGAGTTCACCGTGAAGTCCATGCGGTGCGGCGCGACCAGCGTCGGGACGGGTGGGGTCACCAAGAAGGCCCAGGGCAAGTACTGCCTGATCGACGTCGCCGTGGTCAACATTGGGGATCAGGCCCAGGCCATGTCGGCGAGCAACCAGTACCTGTACGACGCGGCCGAGCGTAGGTTCGACGCCGACTCCAGCGCCTCGTTCTACCTCGAGGAAGACGCGGGCCGGACGATCTATGAGGACATCAACCCCGGCAACTCGATCAACGGGACCCTGGTCTTCGATGTGCCGACGTCCGTCACCCCCGCGGTGATCGAGCTGCACGACTCCCTGTTCTCGGGGGGCACCAAGGTGGCGCTGCGCCCGTCCTAGGCAGCGCTAGGCCTCGATCGCCCGGTGGTGGGCGTCGACCAGCGTCATCGCGGCCTGCATCGCGCTCAGGTCGGTGTGGGTGTAGCGCATGGTCATGCTGATCTGGGAGTGCCCGAGGATCTGCATGGTCACCGGCAGCGGCACGCCCAGCGCGGACAGGGTGGAAGCGGCGCAGTGCCGGGCGTCGTGCAGGCGCACGTGCGCCACGCCGGCCCGGTCCAGGAGGTCCCGCCACGCCTGCCAGTCCACCCGCGGGTCGGTGGGACGGCCGTCGGGCCGGCCCCACACCAGTCGCAGGTCGGTGTAGCCCTCGGCCTGTGCCTCGGTCTGGTAGGCGTCCCAGCGGCGGCGCAGCGAGTCGGCAAGGATGCGAGGCAGGGGGACGGTCCTCGTGGACTTGCGCGACTTCGGGGGCACCATCACCAGGCCCCGCCCGGGGATGCGGGCCAACGCCCGAGAGACGGTGAGGGTGGCGTCGTCGAGGTTCACGTCGTCCCAGCCCAGCCCGAGGGTCTCGCCCTGGCGCATGCCGAGGGTGAGTGCGGCGAGCCACCGTGACTCCATCCGGTCCCCGGCCAGCGCCTCGAGCACGGCGGCGATCTCGGTGGGGTTCAGCGGCTCGGTCTCGGTGACGGTGGTCGGTGGCGCGTCGACCAGGGTGGCGGCGTTGCGGTTGGCCTTGCCTTCGCGGACGGCGACCTTCAGCGCGCGGGACAGGATGCGGTGGGTCTGCAACCGGGTGGCTTCGGACAGGCCGCGTTCGGCCATGCCGCGGTACATGCCGCGCAGGTGCTCGGGCGCCAGCTTGTCCAGGCGGTGCCGCCCGATCGCCGGGATGATGTGGCGCTCCACCTTGGACCGGTAGGACGGCAGCGTGGTGGGCCGGATGCGCTCGGGGGCGATGTCGGTGAGCCAGGTCCGCAGCCACGCCTCGACGGTGAGGTTGGCGGTGGGCAGGTCGCCGTGGGCCTCGAGCTCGCGGCGGGCCTTGGCGAGGTCACGCACGACGTCGCGCTGGGTGCGCCCGTAGATGGCCTTGCGCCGGCGCTTGCCGGTGGCGGGGTCGCGGCCGAGGTCGAGCATGCCGACCCACCGGCCGTCGCCGCGCCGGTAGACCGAGCCTTCGCCTCGCGGGCGACGCGCCACTGTCAGCAGGCTCACGGTCGCACCTTCTGGACGACGCCTCGCAGTATCCGTCGATCTGGCGTTTGCCACACAAAGGGTTGACTATAGGTTGCGACCACAGGGCGCCCCATTGGAGCCCCTTCCAGGGTTCCTGTCATCTTGAAAACGCCACCCCTGACGCCGGTGGCACAATCTCCACACCAGACATCGCCCTGCCACGCATAGAGAACCACTGCGTCGGTGTTGCAGTATTCGCAGATATCCCATTCCCAGTCGTCGATCAACCGACGCGCCATGATCGCTCCAATTGTTGCCTAATGTGTTGCCTAGCCTACGCCGACGCACGTCGACGCGCGAGCCTTCAATACGCCGCTGACCTGGGACGATGTGCCGCTGACCTGCACCTTCATGATACCGCTCCCAGAACTCATAATCCCTGGGTCGCGGGTTCGAGTCCCGCCCGCCTCACCATCCGTGACCTGCAACGATACCACCTCCCGGGTCTCCTGACAGGACCGAGTGTTGCCAAAGGTGTAGCCAAAGTGCCCCAGAGGCGCCGCCGACGTACCCTGCGCGCATGACCCTGACCTCCGCGGCAGCGAAGCGCGTGATGGCGGCCCTCGAGGTCTCGGACGAGGCCCACGGCTTCTACACCGTGCTTCACGACGCCGACTCCCGGCGGCCGGTGGGCTGGCGGTGCCGGTGCGGCGACGAGTACCTGAGCGATTCCGAGGAGGAGCGCACGCGGGAGCGCCGCCGGCACCGGGCGGCGATGGCCACGGTTGCCGTCGAGGGCTGCCTGTGACGCCCGCCAAGTACGTCCTGACCCGCCACGACGACGGCGCCTGGTACCGGGCCACCCTGCTCGACCAGTGGCGTACCGCGGAGGGGCGGTGGCGGTGCTCGATCATGTACTACGTCGGGGTGGGGGAGCAGTACAGCCGGGCAGTGTGGGCCGACGAGCTGCGACGGGCTACGGACCCTTGACGAGGACCCGCTGAAGGGCGGCTCGCTTCTCCTTTGCCTCCGTCCAGAGGCGGTCCCACTCTGCGAGGTTGCGTCCACTGAAGTTGGCATGCGCCGCCTCGGCGGCGAAGCACTCGCGGCGCACCGTGAGGTACGCCTCTCGAAACCGGTCCAGTCGAGCTTGGCTGATGCGTGTCATCTCTCTAGGGCAGTGTCTAGTGGAGCCAGAAGCAAGGACCGACACGCACGAAACCGCCCCGCCCCCAGCCGTTAGGCCAGGAGCGGGGCGGTTTCGTCTGAGCCGCGGGGAAGGGCGGCTCAGGTGTCGCTGATGCGGGCGGGGACGGCGTAGCGCTTCACGGCGGCGATGCCTTGGCGGGCGGCGTCGCGGGTGCTGTAGGACTCGGAGGTGGCGACGATCTCCCCGTTGGGCGCGTGCAGGTTCCAGTGCCACCCGCCGGGTTTCTCGGCGAGGCTGAAACGCGGACGCTTGATCACAGGTCGCCGCAGTCTGACCGGACCAGTGCCACGCCGTCGGCGTCGCGTGGTGCCGCCAGCGGTGTCACCTTGGCTCGCGCCTTGCGGGTCTGCCACAGGGGCACGAGGACGCCGACGACGGTGGAGACGGCGATCGCGAGGGCGCTGATCGCGTCGCCGGTGGAGGTGGCCTCCTCCTGGGTGAGGACGCCGGTGGCGACCAGGACGAGCATGACGGCGCCGACGACGCCGACGATCTTCGCAGTGAGGCTGCCGGCGGCAAGGACCGGCTCGGGGCGGGGTTCGGGCATGGTCATGCTCCTGTCACTGAGAGACGTACTGTTGTCGCCGTCGTGGTGGAGTTGGAGAAGAGCGGCTGCATCTTGCAGCCGCAGATCCCGCTGAGCGACACCACTCCGGGGCCGAGGACCGTCATGTGCTTGCAGAAGCAACCGATCGGCCGCGGGGTGTTCACCTCGACCGGTTCGCCCTCCGCCAACAGGTCGCCGAGGTCGTCGGCAGTGAGGTCGAGGTCGTCCTCGTCCGTCCCCATGCCCTTCATGATCGACCTGTCGTGCGCCCGGCAGACGAACCGCCAGCGGCAGCGCGTGACGTACTGGTCGAGCAGGCAGAGGAACGCCGACCGCAGGCCGCAGACCATGGGGCTCACGACTTCTTCCCGAACGCGGCGACGTGGGCCCAGTCGTAGATGCGCCGCAGGGCGACCTCGACCGTGACCTGCTCGGGCTTCCCGGTCATGTTGGACTGGTAGTCCGCCGGGATGGTGATCTTGTCGGTGAGCTTCATCTCGAGCAGCTCCTTCAGGGGCGGCGCGGTGGGGACGGTGACGACGGCCGCCTTCTTGACGGCGGGCTTCTTCGCGGCGAGCTTCAGTGCTGGCTTGCTGGCCAGCGCGCGCATCGCGCGGGTGACGTCGGCGGCGGTGACCCCGGAGGCGAGCTCCCAGTGCATCTGGTCCACCTTCGCGACCACGTAGTCCCCGCCCCAGTCGACGAGCCGTTTGCCGGCGGCGCGGTTGACCTCGTCGCGGATGCGCCGGCACTCGGCGACCTGGCGTGCGCTCATGCGCCGGACGCCGCGCGGCCACGAGGTGGCGTTGTAGTCCACGGCCGTGCCCGAGGCGTGGTTGGACCAGGTGTTCTGGCCGCGAGTGTTGCGGTAGGCGTAGCCCCAGTCGTCGGGTTCGCGGTGCCCGGCGGTGACGTCGACGTCGGCGACCCGCTTGTCGAGCTGCGTGCCGATCCACAGCAGGATCGGGGCGGCGAGAGGGCGTAGCGCGACCCGCACCCGCGTGCCGGGCACCGTGTACGTCTTGATCCCGAGCGCTGCTGCGCTGCCGACGAGCTGGCCGTTGTAGGACCGGGCCATCAACGCGCTCCGTTCGTTAGTTCGCGCCGCACGCAGCGCTCCACCTCGGTCAGCGTGTCGTTGGCGTGCAGGCGGGCGCAGTACGCCGCTAGCACCGCCACCTCGCGGGTGACCCGCCCACCGCGCCGGTTCTCCTCGGCGATGCCGTTGAGCCGCACCACCCCGTAGGTCATGACGACGAGCATCGCCAGGACCGCGGCGACCAGCATCAGGACGAACGCGACCCGCACGCGGCGGGTCCGCCGGGACAGCACCGGGGCCTCGTTCACACCGGCCCGTCCTTGTCGAGCACCCGGCGGGCCTCGAGCATCCCCTTCAGGTCGATCAGCATCGCTCGCACCGCCTTGAGCTCGGTGCACACGGCGTCGTGGCGGTCGTCCTGGCGGCGCACCATCTCCGCGTGGTGGGACTCCAGGTGGGTCTCCAGCGCAGAGAAGTCGATGCGCCCGGACACGATCTCCTCCAGGTGACCAGCGCGTTCTTCGACCAGCGCGAGCCGCCCCTCCAGCAGCTCCCGCTTGGACCGTTCCTCGGCGAGCTCCCGGTCCCGGTCCTGCAGAAACCCTTCGAGGTTCTCGATCCGGTGACGCTGGTCGGAGACCGTGCTGCGCAGGTCGCTGGCACGGAACGCGGCGTAGGCGGCGCCGAGCAGGATCGCCAGGGTGATGACGCCGCCGACGATGCCGAACGCTGTCTGGAGGGCGTTCATGCGGTCTGGAAGGTGCCGCTGACCGCAATGATCGTGCCGGCGGGCATTGCCGGGGTGCCGGACACCCACAGGGCGTCGTTGATGGAGAAGGCGCCAACGGAGGATGCGCCAGGGGCGATGCGACCAGTGCCGTTGAGCTCGACCGTGCTGGAGTACTGGACGGTGACGAGCTCCTGCATCCCGAGGCTTGCCGACGCCACCGGCAGGCTGAGGATGTACGTCCCCGTGCCGGCCGTGGTCGTGGAGCCGGTCGTAATGGTGGCCTTGAACCTGCACGTCTTGCCGATGATGTTGTAGTTCCCGGCGATCGACCCGTTGCCGATAGCTGGGTTGGTGCCTGCCGCCGATTGCCACGACGGCGTGTACGCGGTGTAGGTGATGGGGTCCCCGAAGGCGAGGAAGTTGTCTCGTATGTGAGTGTTGAGGGTTGCGGCCGTGATGATCTCCCCCGCCACGTACGTGCGGGGGGCGGTCCAGGCCATGTCAGCGGCGCCTTGCTCGAGTCAACGCAACACCCAGCGCCTGCTCCAGCTTCGGCGGAGTCGCGACGTCGTTGGCGTCGTTCTCTATCACCAGGTCGACCACCGACTCGGTGGGATGCCAGCTCTGGTGACGCTCCGGTCGAGCCTGCACCGCCGACTCGATCTGGTCGCGACTGCTGGGCCACACGGTGCGCCGCCATGACCCGCCGACGGCGGCATTGCCGCAGTAGTTGCACAGGAACCGCAGGTCGGACTCCGACGCGAGCTGCGCCCCGCTGCAATCTGGGCAGTCCACGATCCAGCGGCCGTGGTCCAGGCGCACCGGCAGCGGACTGCCGGCGTCGACGCCGCGGTCTTCCAGGTTGAGGGGTTGCGGTGCCTGCCACCACATGCGCGGGGCGAGCTCCGCCTGCCGCTCGACCGGCAAGGTGGGGGCCTGCCCGTAGTTCCTGTACGACGCGGCGTCACGCAGCCGAGGCATGAAAGGCCCTCCCCTCAGTAGGCAAGCCGGGTGGTGGAGTCGAGGACCGAGTAGGTGGCGGAGTCCAGCACCCACACGTCGGACTGGACTCCCGGCGAGGCGTTGAAGCTCATCGTCCACGTGGTGTCACCGAGGGTCTCGGTGTAGCCCTCAACGTTGAGGTCCACGCTCGGCGACGGTGCCTGGGACGGCAGCCCGGTGACGAGGAACCGTGCACCGAGGTCGGCTGCGATGACGGTGGTGATGAGCGCCGGCAGCTCGTGCAGCGCGACCGAGACTCCGGGGCACCGGCGCGACGGGGTCCCGTACGTGTTGACCCGCCACGTCGCAGCGTCCAGCACCTCGTTGTCCGAGGTGGTCACCAGCTCCATCGTGTCGACGTAGGAGTCGAACTCGTCGATCGAGGACTGGTTGACCACCCGGACCGTCGCGCCGCCCTGCCGGGAGGCGGTGAGGTCGTTGACCAACCCGAAGTCGTCCTCGACGAATTGCAGGTCCCCGCCCACCTCGGCGTTGGCGGCGTTCAACGTGAAGGCGACGGCCTGGTTGTAGCGGTGGGACCGGGCATGGAACACCAGTCGCCCGGTGGTGTCGAAGAACAACAGACCGTTCTCGGTGCGGGTGATGCGTTGCAGCACGTCCAACGGCGACTGACCGGTGGTGTCGATGTGGGCGATCGAGGTCGACAGACCGGTTTCGGCCGACACGCTCGCGGCGGGGATGCCGGCGTACCTTGCGTACCGGACGACCCGCCCGTTGGAGGACTCCCCGGCGAAGCCCGTCGTCTGCACGTCGTCGTGCTCACCGACGCGTGCCAGGGAGAGCTCCTTGGCGTAGACCGCCGCGTGGGAGATCGCTCCGTTGAACAGGAAGCCACCGGTCCAGCCGCCGACCTGCACTGTGGAATAGCTGCTGATCTTGCTGGAAACGCCGGTGGAGCCGACAAGAGACCCGTCGATGTACAGGCGGTTGTCGTTGCCTGCGGTGTTCTGCGTGAACGCCACCCGATGGGTGTGGCTGTCGGCGAGGTTGACCGCGCCGACCAGGTTGAAGGCGTTGACACCGGCGGAGTTGTACCGGCGGGCCTGGATGAACCCGGAGGCGTCCAGACCGATCTCGAGGCGGTCCGGGCTGGTGGCACCGAAGCTGACCCGAATGATGCCCTGCTCGGCGACCGTGTCAGCGTTGAACGAGGCGACCACGGACAGGCCTGCAGTGGTCACCACGCTGGCGTTTGTCGTGGCGGTCAAGTACTTGCCGTTGCTCGGGTCGACGCGCGCGAAGATCGGTGCGGAAAGTCCGTCGGTGGGTGCGCCGACCGCCTGGCCGAACGTCAGGGTCCCTCCGGAGCCGAGCTGGGTGACCGTCAAGTTTGGGTAGCCACTGGTCGCAACCTGTCCGGCCTGCGTCGACCCCTCCGGGTCACCCATGGGCCAGTACATCTTCGGGACGTCGGAGAGCAGCTCCTGCTCCACCACGGAGCGGAACTTGGCCTTGCGACCGAGCCGGCTCAGTCGATCCAGGCAGGAGATCGACGCCTCCGCGTACGCGGCGCTGCCGCCGGGCCACGTCTGGGGCCACTCCTCCACGTACCCGTCGAAGCGCCAGTACAGGGAAGGTGGGTCTGTGGTGAAGGTGGTGTTCGCACCGGTCTCGTCGACCCTGACCTCATCCACCCAGCACTGTTGTCCGGCGGTCGCCGCCCCGGCGAGCTGCACGTACAGCGTGGTCGACACCGTGAGGGCGGTCCAGGTCAAGCTGATCTGCGCGAAGGCACCCTTGACGCTGGTGGCGGTCCCCGATATCGGGCCTGCCACGATCAGCCGCACGTCCGGGTGGCCAGCGGGGACCCACACCCACGCGGTCGCCGTGTAGGACCGGCCGATCGTGAGACTCGACAGGGGCGTGGTCGCGTACTGCACGTTGGCTGCCGAGGCCACCCATGTGATCAGCAGCCCCTTGGTGCCATCGTGGGGGTGGGTGGTGGAGGAGGCCAGGGTGGGTGCCGTGCCGGCGGTGTTCAGCGGCACCCAGTCCGCGACGGAGGTTTCCATGCTGGCCTGGTTCGCTGTCAGGTAGTTCCCCGGCCAGTCCGCCGCGCTCGGGTACCGCACCCCGACCCGGATGCGGCGCCCCTTCTTCACATACGGGTAGTACGGCGAGGACGCGTTGCCGGCGGTGAAGCGCCCGTCGGCGTTGTCCAGCACCATCGAGCAGCGACCGGGGGAGACGTCAGAGAACTGGTCCTGCCGGCCCCTGGTGATCTGCAACGTCCCGTCCCGCACATAGGCGGTGATGTCACGCCACATGGGTGTCGTGGCTCCTGGGGTGGACGCGAACGCGCACTCCACCCGAGGGATCCACGCGCTCACGCCGTGCCCGTCAGCAGGTCCGGGATGCTACCGCCGTTGTCCCGTTGCGCCCGCAGAAGCCACTGGATCAGCACCTGCCCGTTCGGCGACATCAACTGGATCGTCGTCGGCCCACCGGCGGCGCCGGCGCGAGCCTGGCCCGCGATCGTGCCGGGGTTGCCGGCCAGCGCTCCGGTCGCGGCCTGCGCCCGGCCCTGCATCGACTCCACGCCGTTCACGAACCCCAGCGCGGTGTTGACCCCGATGCCCTCGAACACCGTCGACGGCGAACGGATGCCCAGCGCCCTCTTGATGGCCTTCTGCATGGCACGGGCGATCTTCAGCATCTCCACCTCGATCGCCTTGCGCTGACCCGCGAAGCCGGACGCGAAGCCCTTCGCTGATTGCAGCCCCGCCTCGTACATGGCCAGCGAACCGACCTTGGCGGTGGTGGTCGCGGCGGTGGTCAACTGCGTCTGCAGCCCGTTCATCTGGGCGATGATCGGCGCGCCGCCCTCCACGAGAGCCGCCGCGATCCCGCCCGCCTGGTCCGCGCCGGCCTGCGCGAGCTGCGCGAGGGCGTCCTTGTTCAGCTTCATGCCCTGGAGCTTGAGCAGGTTCGCCGCGAACGTTCCCGCCTCGGTGACCTTGGCCTGGAGGTTCGCGGTGAGGTCCGACGCGGTGAGAGTCTCGGTCGCCCTCGTAGCGGTAGCCAGCCGGGCCGTGATCTCGTCGACCATCTGGTCCGCCGCCGCCCGGCGCGCCACCGCGGCGTCGTACGCACGCTGCGCGCTGGCAAACTCCCCGAGATCCGCCTCGTAGGACTGCCTCTGCTCGGGCGTCACCTCGCCGGTGGGAGCCCGCGGCGCGGTCGGCGCAGACGGCACGTCTATCGCGCCCGCCGACGCCTGCGCGGCCTCGAGCTGCGCCTGGAGCACAGCGACGGCCTGACGCTCTGCGGCGGTGCTGGAGCCGAGACCGGAGAGCGCACCGCCACCCATGACTGTGCCGGCGACCTGCGAAAAGTTCGCGAACAGCGCGTCCCGCTTCTCCCCGAGGCGACCCAACTGCCGCTCCGCGGTCCGCACGATCCCGATCATGTGCGAGTCGACGTCGGTCTTCAGCTTCGCGAACTTCGACCGGATCAGTTCGACCATCTTGTCGGCAGCCGTCGCGATCCCCGACGTCTCGCCGGTCATGCCGTTGATGAAGCCCTGACCAACGAACCGGCCGATCTCGGCAAACACCTTGGACGGTGAGGAGATGTGCAGTGCGCGCTTGGCGGCGTCGATGGCGGACTTGGCGAGCTGGGCAGCGGCAGACGCGGCTGCGCCCACCATTCCCCTGATTCCGTTGACGAGCCCGCTCACGATCTGCTGTCCAGCGCCAAGCAGCCAGGACCCGGCGTTGGCGAACGGCTTAAGGATGCGCCCGGCGAGCTCGCCGGCGGCGGAGACAACCGAGCCGATGCCGTTGCGGATCGCCCCACCGAGTCGAGCCATCATGCGAGCTGCGGCAGCGACCAGGTCCAGCGCGGCAACCCCTATGCGCAGAGGCAGCAGCGCAAGCCCGCGCGCCAGACTCTCTCCAGCCTGGGGAAAGATCCGCCGAAACCCATCCAGGAACGCACGGCCGACGAACCCGAGCGAGCGCTGAACGGCGCCCAACATGTCGTCAGCAAAGCCCTTGAGGGAGAGCAGCCCCCACTCCAGCAGCTTCCCCGCGAGCGGAATCCGCGCGAGCGACCTACCGACGGCCGCAACAAGCTTTGCGGGCGCAAGCGCAAGCCCAATCGCGCCAAGGAGGACGGCCTGCCAATGCTGCGCGACCCCCGCCATGAGCGGGCCGAGGTCCGTGATACCCGCAACCAGGCCCAGCAGGAACGGCAGCGCCTGCTTCCCGACCTCGATCCCGATTCCCAGCCAGTCAACCTTGGCGAACAGCCGCTTGAGGGACGAACCGATCCTGCCGGTCACCTCGGCCACACCCTCGATGGCCTTGGAGATCCCGGCCCCAATGGCCTCGCCTAGTGGCTTCCAGTTCCCGGTGTCCAACCCCGTCTTGAACTCGGTGATGATGCTGACGGCGACGTTTTTCACCCCTGAAGCGACCTGCCGAGCGACCGGCTCCAGGTTTATCCGCACCGCATCGAACGCGGTCTCGAGGGCCACCTTCCACTCGGCGAGTCGCTGCTTGATCTCGGGCAGCGCCTCGCGGACCCGGTCCGCTACGCGACCAATGAACCCAGCGGCTTCCCGGGCACCCTTGCCCATGTCCGACATAAAGCCGAGGAACCCGGAGCCTTGCGACTTGCCGGACATCACCGCGAGCGCGAACGCACTGATGCCCTTGGCCATCTTGTCGACGTACGGCAGGACCGAAGTGCCGATCGTCTCGCCGAGGTTCCCGAGGATCGTCCGCATCTTGTCCGTGGCCGTGCCGGTCGCCGCCGCGGCCCCACCCACCTGCGACTGAACCTCGCCCAGGATGATCTTCTGTGCGCGCAGCACATCGCCGTGCTTGACGTACTGGGCGATCTGCTTCTTCTGCTCATCACTGAACGTCACGCCCGCGCGACCGAGGGCCGAGATGCCCTTGATGGGGTCGTTCAGCGCCTTCCCGAGCATCTTCGCGGCGGAGTCGACGGAACCGAACCCGGCGGCCGACAGGTCCACTGCGGCGGCAGTGGCGTCGGAGAACACCTTGTTGCCCTTGCCGACCTCGTCGCGAACGTTCTTGAACGTCAACAGCAGGTTTGCGCCGGTCTGGATGACCTCGTCGTCGACACCGGTCTTGTTGCTCAGCGTCGTGGACAGGTCACCAACCTGCTTCGCGGTGAGCCGTGCCGCGCCGCCCGTGGACTTGATGATCGACTCGGTGAGGTTCCCGACCTTGATGGACTCCCGCGCCTCGTCGACGAAGCCCTTCATCGCGTACGCACCGGCCCCGATGCCGGCCACGAGCCCGACTCCGGCGATCTTGCCGACCTTGGCCAGGCCCGCGCCTACGCGGGAGAACCTCCGCTCGAGGTTGCCCGACGCCCTCCCGATGCCGTCGAAGACCTTCGATGCCCGGTCGCGGGCGAAGACGTCAAAACCCAGGGACTCGGTCGCCACGACCTCACCCCTTCCGGGCAGCCATCCAGTCGTCGGCGAACTTCTTGTACGTCAGGTAGCCACGGTGGGTGAGCAGGTCCATCTCCCACTCGCGGATGCCGAACAGGTGGGCGAAGACCGAGACGTATGAGGCGACCTCGTGCTCTAGGAGGCGCTGACGAGCGCGACGGGTGGGTCGCCTACCGGAGGGTCCCCGGCATCGTCGCCGTCGCCCTCCTCTTCCTGCTGGTCCTCGTCGTCGCTGCGGACGCTGATCGAGTTCAGGTCGAACTCGACCTCGGAGAACTTCAGGTCGGCCTGCCCGTTGCGCCGGAGCACCAGCCACACCAGCGCAGTGACGGCTTCGACGTCGCCTGCACCCAGGGCCTTGCCCCACTCGGCGGCCGGCTTGCCGGTCACCTTCTGGATAGCGATCGCCTCGGTGTTCAACAGCTTGTCGTCGTCGTAGTCGTAGGTGGTGCCGTCCACCGTGATGTGAAGCATGCTCAGCCTCTCGTGACCTGTCGGGCGACGATCGACATCGCCTGGAGAAGTTCCTTGCGCACGGCCGGCGCTCCGGCCCGCATCGTGTCTGTGAACCAGCCGGGGAGGACGACCTGCCTGACCCACACCCCGCGGTTGCCGAACACCGGGTGCGCCACCACGCCGCGGTCGGTGGACCGTGCAGCGTCACCGTTGGCGACGATCCGCACGCCGACGTTGCGACCACCGCCGCGGGTCCTCGTGGAGAGCTTCGACTTCGCCACCTGCGCCGCCAGCCCCCCGCGTGAGGGGAGCTGCTGGGTCGCAGCCTGGCGGGCATCTGCCTTGAGTGGCTTTGTGGTGCGTTGGATGCCGCGATACAGCTCCTTGCGCAAGCCTTTGCCGTCCTCGCCGGCTGCACGCAGCCGTTTCGAGAGATTCCCCAACTGGTCCGCGCCGGAGATGCGGAGTTCCATGGCAGGTCAACCCCTAGAGCGCCGTGGAGTCCGCGGAGATCAACTTGACCTGCACGACCGGGTCCGCCTCGTTCGAGTAGGCCTCGAAGTCGACGGTGGCCTGCACGATGTCCGGACCGTCCACGTTGGGGGCGACGGTCTTGAACTTCGCTGCCGGGATGATGAAGTGCAGCGTGTTCTTGTCGGTCCCGGAGATGACCGAGCCCTCCAGCTTGACCTCGATCGCGGTGGTGGTGTTGGCCTTGAACACGTCGTAGAAGGTGGCCCGGTCGAATTCCGCCTCGAGCGATCCGGTGATGGTGGGGATGTCGTTCTCCAGCGGCTCCGACTTCAGGCCGGCGTTGCCCAGCCCGTACCGTTCGGTCGCCAGCGGGGTTTCGCCGGACAGGCTGAAACCGGTCACCACCCCGGGGACGGTGACGCCGCCGGCGATGCTGGTCTCCCCGGCTGCGGTGGAGGGGGTGCCGCCGAGCTTGAAGACGCTGACCTGGTCGAAGGAAAACACCCCGGCCCCGGCCACGTAGGACGCGGTCGCCAACGCCGTGGCGGTGGCTTCCGAGCGACCCTCGATGTCCAGGTTCAGGGTGGCGTACTCCCCGTCGCTGACCGAGAACTCCCAGCCGGCGACCTTGCAGCCGGCGTAGGTGTGCGCTCGCACCGTGCCGCCGGGCTCGGGACGGCCCACCTGGACGGTGGCGGACTTCCCCACGAAGTCACCGGGGACGTGGACCTGCTTGTACGCCGACCCGAGGACCAGGGTGGGGGTGGTGACGGTGGACCCGAGGGCGAGCTTCCACCACATCCCCATGTTGCGGGTGGCGTGCTCCATCTCGATCGACCCGGACACGGTCTGTCGGGACTGCACCAGCCGGGAGGCACGCTTGTACTTGGTGCCGACCCGCAGTCCGCTCGGCTCCAGCCAGGTGGGTTCCCAAGAAAGGTCTTCGCTGGCGAACTCGAAGAACCGGTCGACTGTGACCGCAGTGCCGTAGGTGGTTTCCAGCTTCGCGCCGAGCTGGGCGTCGAGCCCGGTTCCCGTTGCCATGGTTACTTCTCCTCAGCCGTGGGGGCAGGGACGTCAGGTTCGGCCTTGGGTGACCCGCCGGCGTTGGTCCACACCGACTTTGGCCACAGGCGGGCGTCGTCACCGCTGCCGATCAGGTAGGCGTCGTCGGGCTGCTGCTTGGCCGGCGCGAGGTCGCCTTCGACATGGATCACCTCGTCGACGTCGACGAGGCGGGAACCGAGGGCGGGATTGCCGAGATGCTGCGGCTCACCGCTCTTGTTGCGTAGAGACACGGTCACTGCTGCGCTCCTCAGATCCGGGCCGAATAGCTGACGGTGAAGACGATGCGCACGTAGGCGCCGTTGGCGTTGCGCCGCTGGGAGGCGCGACCGTTGGTGACGTGCAGCCACCCGGAGTTGATGGCGGCACCGAGGGTGGGGTCCGTGCGGGCGGCGGTCTCGAGCTGCCCGAGGATCTCAAAGGCGCGAGCCCTGGTGGTGGGGATGTCGTCGTCGCCGGTGGCCGCGAGGACCGCGCAAGTCACGGTGCCGGTCTCCTGCCGCGCCTTCGCCCCCAGCCCACGCCAGTCCTGGTCGAACTCCCCGGCGTCGTCGTCCGGGTCCTCGGTGCCGCCGACGACCACGTAGTCGGTGGCGACGTCCGCGGTGCCGTTGGGTCCGTCCAGGACCAGCGCGGCGTCGGTGGCAGCGAACGCGGCGAGGAGGGCGTCGACGATCGAGGGCCAGCGGGACGTCGTCACCTATGCCACCACAGGGGCGAGCAGGTACGGCTCCAGCATCTTCTCCGCCCGCCACACCGCCAGCCCCATCCCGGGCAGCTCCGCGAGCTCCTCGGAGCCGGGGACGGGCAGCGCCGTCGCACCGCGCTGGGTCTCCCACAGCGTCTTGACGATCATCAGCGTCGCGGCACGGATGGACGCCGGCACCACCTGCCGGCCGGCGACGTAAGTGACGGTCAGGGGATAGGTGCTCCACGCCTGCCGGGTGGGGAGCCGGATCATCCCCGCTTCGGCGTCCAGGTAGGTGGCGGCTACGTCGTAGGTGGCGGTGTACCCGTACGCGCCGGCGATCGAGGTCACCGACAGGACCGGGGCGTGGCGCAGCATCAACAGCTCACCGGTGGTGTTGACGACCTCGGTGACGGTGCGGCGCACGACGGGCCCGACCCGGGACTCGACCCACTCCGAGGCGGCGTCGATGAACAGCCGCAGCTCTTCGTCGTTCGTGCTGCGAGTGATGTTCAGGTGCGTCTTGGCGTCGCTCAGGGACACGATGCCGGTGGGGCCCGGGTCGACGTCGAAGGTGCCGGTGTGCCGGGAGGTAGGGGTCGTGGTGACGACGGTGTACTCGTGCCGTCCGGGCTGTTCGGTGGGGTAGTCCAGACGCAGGACACCCGGCGCGGTCACCGTGAGCGCCACCACCTGTGGGGTGCCGTCGGGTCGAGTGATGGTGCATTCGTGGGTCGCCGGCGTGGTCAGCGTGTCGGTGTCGTCGCGAACCTCGAAGCCGATGGAGTAGACGTCGCCGAGGTCGATCACGCGGGCACCTCCCGGATGGTGGCGTGCGCGACGGAGACCTGACGGATGGACCCGCGGACCAATGCCCCACCGATGACGACGCTGCCTGCGGGGGAGGTCAGCGTGACCGTGCCGGGGGCGCCGGCGATGGTGACGTTGCGGGTCGTGGTGACGGCTCCGGCCAGCGCGGCCAGGGTCAACGCGGACACCGGTCCGGAGACGGTGACGTTCGTCACGGAGTCCGCGGTCACGGTTCCCGCGGGAGCGGCGACCGTCAGCGCCGCGGCGGGTCCGACGACGGTGGCGTTGCGGGTGGCCACCACCGTGCCGGCCGGTGCGGTGAGGATGAGCCCCGGCACGCCGCCGTAGTAGCCGGCGCCGTAGCCGCCCTCGCCGTAGTTGGGGTCGACCAGGACGACGGTGACGTCGGGGGAGGTCGCCGCCACCGTGCCCGCTGGCGCGGTGAGGGTGAGGGCGGCGGCGGGACCAGCGACGGTGACGTTGCCCGCCGAGGTCGTCGCCACCGAACCGGCCGGGGCCGTAAGTGTGAGGCTGGACAGAACCCCGACGATGGTCTTGTCGCCGGAGGCGGTGACGTCGCCGCCGGACCAGTCGTCGAAACGTACGGCGGCGCTGCCGAAGGATCGGATGCCGACCTTGCGCTGCGTCGAACCGCCGGGCAGCGCCGTGTCGGTGGCGCTGCACACCTCGACGCCGTTGCGGTAGCCCTTGATCGCCGACCCTACGGCGGTGATCTTGATGACGTCACCGGCGACCAGCGTGACCGTGTGCGCCGCCCCCAGCGCCGTGATGGTGCCCGCGACGCGCTTGGACAGCTGAAGGGTCGTCCCGTTGTACGTCAGCCGGTACCAGTTTGAATCGGTGCCGTCGCAGCGGGCGATGACAGCCATGTTTGTCCCACCGAATCCGGTGAGCGTGGCCTGAGAGAAGCAGTCCGCCGTGGCCGCCGAGGTGGCCCAGACGTTGACGTAGGTCACCGCGCCCGGAGCAGCCGCTTGGTTTGCCACGATCGTGTGCGTGGCGATGATCGTGGTCCAGTTCGGACCGAGGTCAGCGGCGTCCGCGCGGTTGAAGTCGTCGATGAACGTCGCCACTTAGACCTCCGCGTCCCACTCCAGGGTGAGGACTGCCGCGGCGGCGGGAGCGACCGCGAAGACGACGGTGATGTTGGTGGCGTCCGCGGTCACATAGTGCTTCTCCGCTGCTGCGGCTGAGCCCGGTGTCACTCGCACCGACCGGGGCCTCTCCGACAGGCCGTGCGGCCAAGAGACCGTCTCCGCGACCCCATCGCCAGTGAAGGTCTGGCGTCCGGCGTCAGAGGTGGCGTAGTACACGCCGGCGTGGGTGATGAACCGGTTGTCCTTGACCGTGTAGATGTCGCCGGCCGAGCGGTCCAGGCCCACGTGCAGCCGGTTCATGTTGCGGCCGACGTTGCCGGTCGCAACGAGGTTCTTCACGAACCCCGTGCCGCCGGCTCCCAACACCTTCTCGAAGAGGGCCCGGTACCCGGCTTGGGACGCGTAGTCGTAGACGTTGTTGCCGATGAAGTTGACGTTGCGCACCGTCGGGCCCGACGCCGGGTTGGGGTTGGCGACGTTGAACTTCAACACCGAGTGGGTGTCGTCGTCGAAGGCCAGGTTGTAGAAGGAGTTGCCGATGACCCCGACGTTCTCGATCATCGAGTTGCCTGCGTTGCAGTGCAACTCGATGTGCGGTCCGCGCACTCCCTCGATGGTGTTCCCAACGATCAGGATGTTGTACATCGCTGACCCGGAGCCGGTTTGCTCGACGTAGATGTCACGACCCGTGGTGGCCGGCAGCTGGCCGTTGGCCCCGGTCCACATGTGACAGCCCTCGATCTTGAACGGACCGGCCTTGACGTGCACCTGAGCCGTCAGGCCCTCGCGGATCTGTGAGCGAAACACCTTGTTGTCTGCGCCGCTGTTCAGCAGCACCACACCCTGGGTGTTCTGTCCGAGGATGCAGAGGTCCACGTGGCTGTTCTGACCGGCCAGCTCCACCGCCCGTGACGCGCCGCGCCACACCTGGCACCACTGGATGTAGTTGCGCCGGCCGAACGTCTTCACCGCCGCGGTCGCCAGGTTCGCGCCGTCCACGACCAGACCCCACATCGAGGCCCCGGTCTGCCCGGACACGCTGGAGGCGGAGTCCGACCCCAGCCGCACCACCGAGGCCATCGCCCCGGTCGCCCGGATGATCGACCCGCGGGCCGGCGGACCGGTCACCACCGAGTAGTCGATCCCGGTGCCCCGCAGCAGCACCCCACCGGGCACCACGATCTCCGAGGAGACCAGGTACGCCCCAGGCGGGAAGAACACCTCCCCACCAGTCCCCGCGACCGCCGCGATCGCGGCGTTCACCGCGGCCGTGTCGTCCGCTACACCGTTGCCCAGGGCGCCGTGGGATCGGACGTTCACGCTTCCGGTCGTACGGACATCGAAGGCCGTCAGGGCAGCGTTGAGCGCGACGTCCCAGCCGGCCGACCCCGTCACCGGCAGCTCGAGCGGCACCGGACTACGCCGTCGAGACGGTCAGCAGACCCGAGGCATTCAGTTGCAGCGTGAACGTTCCGGCGGACGAGGACTCGTCCACCCCGAAGTCCCACACGCACAGGATCGGCGACGTCGCCGCGGTGCCGGTGTCGATGTAGAACACCGCCTTGCGGGCAGTGATCGTCGACCCTGACCACGACGGGTCGACGGCGGCGTCGAGCGCCGTGGTGTTGGTGCCCGCGGTGTAGGTCACCGTCTTCGTCGCCAACGTCGCACCACCGGCCGTGTAGCCGGTGCCGGTCACCTCGTTCGTCACGTCGGACTTGTACTTGTGAGTGTCCTGGTCGTACGCGTAGGCGCTCGTGGTGAGCAGCACCTTCACTGTCGCCGTGTCGAAGTCGACCTCGGCGTTCGCCAGGGCCTCCCCGAGCTTTCCGGGGACGGAGGCGGTAACAGCCATGTCTCAGCCCTCCCGGGCACTCAAAGGAAGATCGACCCCGCGGCGGCGGGCCTCGGTCAGCACCACCGCCGCCGGTGAGCTCACCAGCCCCATCCGGCGGCCGACGTGGCGCAGCGTCAGGCGGACGTTCGAGACCGGCACGTCGAGGCGCTGCGCCACCTGCGCCTGCGAACTGCCCGCCGCCAATGCCCGCAGCACCGCCACCTCGTGACCGGTCAGGTCCAGGCGCTGCGCCGGCGTGCGGTCGAACGTCGGGGGGACGTCGAGCACCGCCGCCAGCTCCGCCAGCCACAGCGGCCAGTCCGCCGGTGCAGCCACCGCCGCACGGGACACCATGCGCACCGCCTCGGCGTTGGCCTGGCGCAGCGCCGTTAACGTGGAGAGCAGCGACTCCGCCAGCTCACACACCACTGGCCCCCCGGGCTAGGTGAAACCCCAGCCCCGCCAGAACGGGGGCTGCGACGGGGCTGGGGGCCTGGTCAGTCCTTGTGCAGGGAATTGACGACGCTCTCGGCCTTCTTCTCCGCCGCCGCTGCGACCTTGTCGTGCTCGGCCTTGAGCTTGTCGATCGCGGCGTCAGAGGTGTCACCCTCATCCGTCGCGGCCAACCCGAGCTCCGCCCGCTTCTCCGCGTCCACGGCGGACACCGCCTGCTGGGCGAACTGCGTCTTGGCTGCTGCTACCGCAGCGTCCTTGTCGCCGATGATCTCCGGGTTGTGCTGGTCCGGGGAACCGTCGGGCTTGAGAGAGAGCATCGCCACGCGGTCGTGGTCACCCTCGTTCGCCACCGGGTTGACCGGCTTCTCTTCCTTCGTCGCTGCCATGCGTACTGCCCCTTTCAGGGTGTGGTGAGAGCCGGGCTTACAGCTGGGCGAGGGCCTTGTAGGCGTTCGCGTCCTGCACCAGGCCGTCGGCCCGGTCGAATGCGATGAACCCGACCTGTCCAAATTCGGCGAACCGCTCGTCGAGTCGGATCAGCTCGAAGGCCTTGACCAGGCGGATGACGTACCCGGCTTCGAAGTCGCCGTACAGCACCGACTTGACCCCGGTCGCGGGGACGGCCATGTCCTGGTTGACGACGTAGGGGGAACCGGCGAGCAGGTTCGGCATGTCGGCCGAGGTCGACACCTGGAACAGGTACTCGCCGGTGCCTGCGGCCTTCAGCTTCCGCACACCCTTCAGCGCGGTGTCGGAGAGCATGAACTTGGAGCGCTCGTTGCGGTAGGCCGGGTCGACCGAGTGCTGAAGGTCGATCAGCTCGTCCGCGGTGATCGCCGTGGCGCTGGCGGCAGTCACGCCGGTGGTCGCGCCGGTGACAATGCCCTGCGGCTGCGCCGTTCCGGTGCCGGTCGTGAAGTGCTGGTTGTGGATGCGCCCGAGCCGCTCGGCGAACTTGCGGCGCAGGAACCCCTCCGCGTCGAGCCAGTCCACGTCCTGGAGGAACTCCAGCGAGACCCGGACGAGCTTGGAGGTGTACTTGTACGCCCCGAGCTGTGCCGTGCCCAGCGTGAGGTCCTGCTCCGTGGCGGCCGTGTTCTCCGCCAGCAGCGCACCCACGTTGCCGGTGTCGTCGTTGGTGGGCCACGGCAGCGGCGCCCCGGTGGAGGTGTTCAGCACCTGCGCGACCTGCTGCACGGCCCCGTAGGCCTTCATCCGCTCGACGATCTGCTGGCGGAAGCCCTCGGGCACGAGGTAACCACCGGCGGTGGTGGTGCCGATGCCCTGCGCGGCGCGGATCTCCTTGGGGTCGCTCTTGACGAACCCTGAGCGCAACGCGGCTCGCTGCTCGCGGTCCAGCTCGGTCATCCCGTTCTGGACGAAGATCTTGAACGCCTCGGCGTATATCTCGGCCTCGGACCGGTTGTCCGGGTCGTCGCCGCCGCCGGGCGCGGGGCTGACGACACCGGTCCGGTCGACCCGATCGTTCTCCTCGCCCCGCTTGGCGTGCCGCTTGCGCAGCTCGATCTCCGCGTCGGTGTCGTCGAACGCCTTCTCCAGGCGCTCGTAGGTCTGCCGCTCCTCGGCGGAGAGGGGTCGGCCGGCGGCCTCGGCGGAGTCGATGAGCTCCGTCATCTGGCTCCAGGTGTTGTTCCGCTGCTCGACGAGCTGCGTGGTGGTGGGCATGCGCATTCCTTTCGTGAGCATGCGGATCACCCGCGCAGGACAGTCCCGGCGGGAGGTTTGGTGGGTGGATCTAAATCAGGTGACGCGAGCGCGGCGCGCGCGCAGGCGGTGCCGGTAGGGCAGGGTGTCGCCCTCGAGGTCCTCGTCCGAGGCGGCGGGCAGCGGGACGGCGCTCGGCGCGGGCGCCTTCTCGCGGCCGGCGTAGGTGAACACCGACAGGTCGAACTTGTTCTCCGCCTTCGACTGGGCGTCCTCCACCCGGTCGGCCAGGCCGGCGGCTACCGCCTCGTCCGCGGAGTACCACGTCTCAGCGAGCATGTGCGCTCGCCAGTCAGCGGTGCTTCCGCCGGCCTTCTCGGCGTACACCGAAGCGATGTTGTCGCTGAGGTGATCCAGGCGCCCAGCCAGGTCGCGCATGTCCTCGGCGTTGCCGATGCAGATGCCCCACGCGTCGTGGATCATCATCTCCGAGTTGCGGCCCATGACCACCTCGTTCGCAGCCATCGCAATGAACGACGCCGCGGAGGCCGCCAGGCCGTCGACGATGGCAGTGACCTTGACGGGGTGGTTGCGCAGCGCGTTGAGGATCGCGATGCCCTCGAACACCTCGCCGCCGGGGGAGTTGATGTGCAGGTGCAGGTCCGTCACGTCGTCGCCGAGACCGTCCAGCGCCTCCGCGAACTCCTTCGCCGACACGCCCCAGTCCCCGCCCCACGAGTCGATCGGATCGTACAGACGCATCGTCGCGACACCGTCGTCGACCCCGCTCGGCGCGATCGACGCCTTGATCGGCTCGCGGCCCGTCTCCGGCCGGATGCGGCCGTGGAACCGGTAGCGCAGGTCAGGTTGGCGCGTCATGCCGTCAGCTCCTCGAACTGGTCCTGCTCGTCGGTGGACCCCTCCTCGACACTGCCCAGAGCGCCCATGTTCAGAGGCCGATACCGCTGGTTGCCGCCCTCGACCGGAGCCCGGTCCTCGAGCTCGCGAATGTCGTTGGTGGAGTACACCCCGAGCTCCCACATCTGC